ACAGTCACACCGCCTTCAGGAACTGCTGGGGCAGTAGCCCTTTTCACCATTTCATCTCCTACAGTGCCGCCTTCTTGCATTTTTACCACACCGCCACGCGCCATCTGTATAGCTTGGTTGGTATACTGCTGCATCTGCTGTTGTTTCACAGGGTCTTGTGACAAAAAGTTTTGAAATCCTTGCATGTTACCTTGATACCCCATAGAACGTGCAATCTTTTCCATGCCACTAGGTTTAAATGCTTTAAACATTGTCATTACTTAATTCCCATAAATACTGATACTACCATTGCTACTACGAGAATAGTACTACCCATAATCATTGCTTCTAATCGCCACATACGCTTGTCCAGAGAATCAAGTTTTTCTTGTACTGCCGTATAGCGGATGGCGCACTCTTTCTCGTGTGCCTCAAGTTCCATCTGGGTTTTCATAACGGGTTCCATTGTTTGCTCCAGTTGTATCTTAGCTGACATTTAAACTACGACCTATTTCGTACAAATTTGTTCCGTCCGAAAGGAATGTGAAAATATCTTTAGCACTTGCTGTTGTGGTCAAAGTGGGAGTGTTACCGTTTGCCCACTTGAAGACTGTATTCCAATTTATCGTACGTGAACCAGTGCCGTCTTGCTTTACCATTAAAACGTACACGCCACCATCGACTAGATTAGTAGGTGCGCCAAAGGCACGACTGTTGCCAACGCCAGAGGTAAGTTCAACGCTAGTTACCTGATTGCTAGATGTGTCCCACGCAATTGTAGATGCGTCAGTCAGTGTGGTGGCGTTGAAGTTTTGTGTTTTAGTAAACTCTTGTGCCTTGCTGTCGATGATCACGTTACCTGTTTCATCGGGCAGGGTGATCGTACGATCTGCTGTCGGGTCTGTTACGGCGAGTGACGTTTCAAAGTCGTCGGCTGTAGCGCCTTCAAATGTGATGCTCGAACCAAATGTTGCACCCGCAGCTACCTGAGTATCAACATACGCCTTAATAGACTGCTGGGTTGCCAGTGCCGTTGCACTGTCAGAGGTCATATCATCTTCGTCGAGAATGTCCGTGACAGTCGTAGTCGGCATCGCAATGCTATCAACGTACGCAACGCCATCGATGTAGAGGTCTTTCCACTCTGCTCCGGATGCACCTAAGTCGTGTGTATCGTCTGCAGAGGGAATAAGATTAGATGCAACGTCAGCAGTGACAGTCAGTGTGTCAGTAGCAGCGTCACCAATAGTAACATTGCCTTTTACACTAAGAGTGCTGTCAAGCGTTGTAGCACCTGTCACATCCAGTGTACCGGCAAAGTCTGCGTTAGCACCAGCAAATGTTACGGCAGTTGTTGGGGTGCTGCCACTTTGAATAACAAGTTCGCCACTTGCGTTATTAAGATTAGCGTAAGTTGTACCTGCATCTTTTAGTGTTACATCTCCACCATCTGCATCTAGGATTATATCACCTGCTACATCCAATGTCAAGTCACCAGATGACAAATCAATCTCTGTGCCATCAATCCTGATGTTGTCAATGTTCACGCCTTGATCCATCGTGACACCATCAGAGGATAGAGTAATTTGTGCAGTCTCAGAACCAGCTACTATGTTGCTAATTACAAAGTCACTGTCTTCTGTAGTATTAGATACATCGCGTACTTGCGTCGTAATTTTACCTACATTACGAACTGCACCCGTGTCGCTGTCTGCCTTAAACAGTATCTCACCCACAAAATCATCATCAGCGGGTGATACAGAATCTCGTTGAAGAGTTAGTGTGGGTGCAGCCGTAGCACCAGCCTCAGTGCTTTTTAAGTTTAGTATGGGCGATGTTGCTGTAACCGAAGACATCACAAGCCCTGTATCTTGTACGTGGGTCAGTACGATGTCGTCATTGGCACCAAAACTAAAAATAGATTCATCTGATCTGAGTCGCAAATCATTTGATACAACAACATCGTTTGGAGCAGTTAGTGTTATGTCATTGGTTGCTGTTACCGTCAAGTCGTTACTTGCACTAATGGCTAGGTCTGTACCGTCACCCTCAATTTTTTCGCCGTCATCACCAAATGTAATACCTACGTTGGCAGGAATGTTTACATCGCTGGTAGCAGTAAGATTAATGTCACCACCAGAATTAACAGTAAGGTCTGTGCCATCGCTTTCAATCTTTTCTGCATCATCTGACGCAAAAGAAAGACCGACACCAGACGGTATGTTCACGTCTGCAGTGGCGGTCAAGTTAATATCAGTGCCAGCGGAAAGGGTCAGGTTGTCTGCATCACCTGCAATATGCTCACCACCCGCGTCATTAAAATATAGTTTTTCTGTACTGTTAATCAACACGTCATCAGAAAACTTAAAGTGATCTTCGTCTTCCATCCATGTGAATACACCATCATTTGTATTGGCGTTGAATGTAAGCACAATGTCTGTGTCACCTGCCTCACCAAACGTAACCGCGTCAGAGGCTAGTGTAATGGCTGTAGATGCCTGTATATCAACTGTGGGTGCTACAATCTCTACTTCTGTATCAGCATCAATATCCAGCTGACCATCAGCAGATGAACTTATGCTAAGATCAGCGTCACGAAACTCTACTTTATTATTTGTATTGGCAACTCGAATGTTAGCACCACCAAACAATAGTGTATCCGTACTGGCTTCGTCATATTTTAATGTGGCATCTTGTGACGCGCCAAACTGCACTGCCCTGTCATCAGCCAGAAATAAATCTTTAAAGCCAACACTTGAACTACCAAGGGTTAGCTGATCATTTGTAGCAGGTAGGACTTGAGTTGCGTTTACACTAAGCTGACCAGCCGGACCAATAGTTTCAATCCTATCTCCCTCGCCTGTGGAACCATCGTGCTTGTGTCCCGTGGTAGCATCGAATGCTGCATTAACGGCGTTGTACTCATCGTTCAAGTCGTCTGCATTTATAATAGCACCAGTTACTATATTTCCAGATGCTTGTCTAGTATATCCGGCCATTACATTTACCTTCTTCCATTAACTGTGTATTCTATTGTAGCAGCGTCCAATGTAAACGCTGGGTTAGTATTGTCTGTTTCTATTCGCATACCTGCTGTAAACCCTGATCCGATTAACTGTGTTTCAAACAAAGAGTCAATAGCACTGTCACTATAAGTTGCAGCATCTTCACCATTCATACGATGAAAAACAATCTTTGTATCATCAACAACTTTAGTTGTTAAAGCAGGAGAAAAAGCAAGAGTAGAAGTGGCACTTCCTGCTGATCCTGATATGGTAGGAACACCTGTCAAAGTAAACGTGTCACCAAAGTTTCTATTTGTAAATGTTAAAGAAACATCATTACTTAAACTTACTGCCGTATCCAGTACAAGATTGTTCTGATCTGTAACCGTAGCTACCAGCACTGTGCCAGATATACCTGTACCTGTTACCTGCATTCCCACTAAAATAGTACCGGCATTACCATCTACAGCTACACCTGTACTTGATGAAACAGCACCATTGACTGAAGCTGTCGCAGTCTCTGTTAGAACAAATTTAAAGGTGTCTCCTGTTGTCAAACCCGTATTGGTATCACCCGAAAAAGCATCTATGTTAATACTTGTAGCACCAACAGCGTAACCACTTCCGTTATTCACCACTGCCGTATGGGCAAAAGCCGCTGTTCCATATAGGAACACATTAGAAGTAGTATTGCCCAGTGAAATAGCATTAGGCTGTATTAGTCCGGTATTGGACCTTTCAAAATCTAGTTTTAAACTCAGATCAAAATCTATGCTTCCACTAGGTTCTGTATACAAAAATGCTTTATAAAAAGTTTTTCTAATTCTTGGATCATCAAACGGAAAAAACGGGGTAGCAAACGTGGCTCGTATATTAGAACCAGAAAATGAATTGCCCTTTTCTAACTCATATACAAATCCATCATCGTTAGCAAAATACGAATGCTCATTTTCTCCGTCATAAGAACTGGTGGCAACAAAGGCGTTTATTCCACGAAGTTCTGACCAAGCCATTCCTTCGCCGCCCTGACCCGCAAACTGTGTTCCCAACAAACCTAAAGCAGAGGCATCAGAAAATCCAGCGTTAAATCCAAACAGTCTATATTGGCTCTTCTCTCTTACAACAAGAGATGCGTAAGAAGTTGAACTGTTAATAAAGTTTGTAGTCTCTGACTGAATTGATTTAGAGACAACCCCCAAACCAAAGTCACCAATTCTATCCGTACCGCCTAAAAGTCTTAGTCCATCAGGACCAAGGAACATAACGTCACCGCCAACCTCTTGTGCTGTATCGAATGCAATAGCACCTAAGTCATCGGATATTGACGACAATACAAAATTTGATTGACTACTACCCGAAAGTCTTTGTATACTTTTTTCTGTAAAGATAATTAACTGATCACGAAATACAATTAAATCAGTTACTGTGTCGCCTACGTTAATAACACCACCGCCATTCGCGGCAGAAAAATCCTCATCCTTGTACGGGGCAGAGTAAAATACGTTATTGTCATTAACTAAAATTATATGATTTCTAAATATGACAACATTAGAGCAGCCAGAAAAATCAGAAGATAGTGAGGTTAGTTGTTTAAAGTTAGTGCCGTCAAATGTAAAAGGTTTACCTGAACCATCAGTTACCATGAATTTATTGGTGCCAGTAAAATTGTAAGTGGCAAATTTTACTTTGCCAGAGCCGCCAAGTGTAGGACTTGTTTCTGTAAAAGTAAGATCAACATTATCTGATAGACTTTGTGCAGAAGACAATACTAGATTATTTTGATCTGACAAAGAAGATACAGTTACAGTGCCTGATACGCCGGTGCCTGTAACTGTCATACCCGCTACAATTGTTCCGCCATTATTATCTACAACAAGGGAAGTTGTACTAGAAGTAGCGCCGTTAACCTTGGCTGTTGCCGTAGAGGTGGGAAAAGCTGTACTTCCAGTTATTGCAGTGTATCCGCCACCCGTAGATTTAAATAGACCACTTCCTCTACTAGCAAATACCTGCGAATCAAACCTTAATATGCCCCGCACAAAACCTGTGTTACTTAATACATTACCATCAAATTTACGATAGCCAAGTATACGCCTGTAACCGCCCTCAACAGAAGGTTCAAAGTTCTGGAGAATAGTTGCGCTGCCGGGTTGATTAAGTCCCTGCTGCAAAGGACTAAGGTTTGTTACCAGTCCACCCCTAAACTCTACTGGATATGTTTGCCAAGCGTCGGCCATATGTAGTACTTTCTCATATAGTTATATACAAAAATTTTTATTTGTCAAGAAATTAATCGAATGCTGCACCCGGAGTGGATGTAGCTGCACCAAGTCTTCCACTAGAAATGCTGCTTGGTATAAAGGTTGACCTAACATAATCATAGCGATTAATAAGAAGGCTACGCATATTCTTGATGCCTTCTTCAAATTTTTCCTTTGCAATCAATGCGTCCTGCGAATTACCACGGAATAAGTAAGCATAATGCATTGCGCCATCCGTAATTACATGCATGAACCTTTCTGGAATTGCAGGAACATCGTCGTGATTTTCCATGTCTACAGGTATGCGATAATATTCGTATACAACTGTGTATGCTTTATCAGGTGGCGGCACTAGTCCATATTCCTGTGCGGGTGTGCGAAACACAAAAGTTGGGAAACTAGATGAGCCATTGTCTGCGTCATATTCATATTGAATATATTTTTCCAAATACTCTTCATACGAAAGTATCTTTAGCTTACGAGTGTCATTGCCTAGTGTGCTATCCTCTTTAATACGAAAAGTGTTAGCGTCAATAACTTTAGCATCATCAGGATTGCCATATCGAACTGTGTGTGCTGTAACAACATCTTCCTGTGTTACGTGGTTGAACGGCCAGTTATACTCTGTTTGATTAATGTGACGAATAGAAGCATTGACAGCATCCTTTGCCTGCCCATAGAAACCCGTTGCTGTCGAAAAATTAGATGAAGTCAACTCAACCTCATTGAGCCGTCTGTTAATTTGATTTACTAGCCCAAGATAATTATATGCCATTATTTATCCCTCACTCTTAGCTTTACTGATCTTTCTGCCTGACTGCCTGTAGAGTCAGTTATTCTACAAAAAAAAGTGTATTCAAGATTATTTGTACCTAAACCTAGATTGATTGTTGCCGTTTGATTGTCCGTACTAGTTGTCTGAGAAACATTCTGAATACCGTTTACTGTTACCCCAGCATCAATACTCGTTTTAACACCACTAGAATTATTAACAAACCAAGCCACACTACTTATGGTAGCACTGCCTAGAAAGCGTGACCAGTCTATGCTGTAGTCAAGCTGTTCATCCGGGTCTTTGTTAGGCCATCTAAATGACATCGTATGCTCCTATGCTGCCTCTGCAGTTCTTTCTGCGCTGGTCGATCTGCGCGGTATATATACTTTTCTATTCTCTGCTGCTACCATAACTGTGCGGTCACTACTTGTAGTCTGTCTTGGTACAGGTGCAATTCGCGGTACTGCTGCTACCTCTACCTCACGATCTTGTGACGTTGTTCTACGAGGTATGTATACTACCCGTTTCCGCGAGAATAAATCTTTCGTAGTAGAAAAATCAAAGGTTATACCGGCAGCACTTATACTACCTTTCGCAATCGTAGATTGTACACCGTTAATTGCAATAGCAGAATCATTAGAGCCGGTGACTGTTCCATCAGACGTTGTACTATTGACGCCTGTAATACTAATATTAGCTACTGCAGAAAGAGTCAGTGTGCCTGCAGACGTTGTAGAATTTACACCTGATAAACTAATACTAGATGTGTTTGACGCTGTAGTTGTACCGTCAGAGGCTGTAGAATTTACACCGGACAGACTAATACTAGATGCATTTGACGTAGTAACTGTGCCGTCAGAAGCTGTACTATTTACACCTGTTAGTGCTATTGAATCTGCTACACTTGGCGTAACTGATCCATCAGAAGCAGTAGTATTTACACCTGTTAGTGTTATTGCATCTGCTACACTAGGAGTAAGTGACCCATCTGCTGCAGTAGAGTTAACGCCTGTGAGAGTAACGCTATCAGCAACACTAACCGTTACTGCACTGTCAGCGGCAGTGGTGTTAACACCTGTAAGAGTAACGCTATCAGCAACACTAACCGTTACTGCACCATCAGCGGCGGTTGAACCCACACCAACAAGCGTTACCGCACTAACTGTATCATCTGGCAGTGACGAAAACGGAGATGTTGAAAATGGGCTAAAACCAAACATTTATTTAATCCAGTGGCGCAGGCCAATCATTAATAGGGGCATTACCTGTTTGATTTCCGTCTGAATCAAAGGGCGTCGTAAACAAGGCTACAAACGCTGCGTGATCGGCAACACCATCAATCGCGGCTTCTATTGTTCCGCTTTTGGTGCGGACTGCTGCGCGGTAGGTAGATACGTCAGAGGGAATAGCTGTGTTTGTTTCTGACTTGCGTACGACGTACCAGTCGGTGTCTTGCAGTAAACCGGCTGCTGTAGTCTTTGTGGTGTTTTTCCACGTGGACTTTAAGCCAAGTGTGACAAGTTGGTTGCCGTCAATGTCGAGGATAGGATCACCGTTTTCATCGACTTCGTTCACGTCATCGAGTGCTTTGGGAGTGTTCGCATCCCAGTAGAACCGGTTGTCGTATGGTGCCGGGTCATCTTCCCACACCAGACCAACAGCGGTCTTTTCTGCATCCGTAGTCAGAGATAGCCAGTTGCCCGGATATTGGTTACCGTCGTTGTCGGACCAGCCCCTGCCTGCTCGAATAATTTTACTATTGTATTTCCATGCCATTAGTATGTCTCCTGTTATCTTGCGTTGGCATATTTGAAGGGCTGTTCAGCGAAGGCGAGGTAAACATAGGTTGCACCGCTTACATTAAATTGGTTTGGTGCATCTCGTAACTTGATGCCGTTGCTCACAAAATCTAATTCTACTCCGCTGTTGTTTGCAATTTCTGCATCGCTTGCATTTGCATACAGCATACTGTCATTCACATTTGTTGGCTCTCTTGCTGCGTCAAACATAGACCAGTTGCTTGTAGAATCTGTTCTCTTAAACATAACAAAAGCGGGGCGGAATCCGGTGTATAAAAACGGCCCATCGCTCGAACCGTTTCCGACATGACTGCCAGCCTTCACCATACCGTCGATGTCGGCGAAGCAGTAGGCGACATAGGTGTCGGTGTTTTCATTTGTGCCGCTGCCTGTGCCTATTGAAAATACCGTCGATGTTGGTGCTGTGTCATTCCACGTCGTATTATCATCAACCGTTGCAGCGTCAGTGTTGAGGGTTAGCTTGTCAGTCTCTGGCGCAGATGTGTTTCCAGAATGATAAACTTGCCACGCTTGTGTATCGTTGGCCCTTTTCTTCACGATAATCATGTCCGGCGCTTTGCTTAGACCGTGGCCGACTGTTGCGTTAGCCCCTGTGCCTGTATAGGTGACAATGCTAAATCCGCTGTCAGTGCTGGCCGACACGCTGCTGGTAATGCTGCCGTCGGTGTTGCTTGCCGCTGCGCCGCCAGCTTTCCAGTTCCACGCTACATATGTTGAAGAAGATGTGTTCGGCGTGGCGTTGTCGCCCAAGCTAAAGCCGTCACTGTCAAAAGACGTTAGCTTATTGGTCGATGACGTATCTTCTGTGCCAGTGGCGTTTGAAACCAAACTTTTGTTTACGCCACGAACGCTATCAAAAAGCTGGTGATTTGTGGTGCCGCTTCTCGTTTTGAGCCACACCCAATCCGGCTGAAAACCTACGCCGGTTATGCTTTGCGTTGCCCCTGTGCCAGTATAAAGCACCGTGTTAAAGTAATCTGTCGGCACTTCATCTGCTGCCGGGTCGATGCCGGGGTCGGGCAGATTGGCAGTGCAAAGAGCAAGAAACCCTGATGGCGGCGAATAGTAAAAATCACCGTTCCCGTTGCCATCACTGTTGCCTTGCGCTGTCTCAGTACCGGTAAAGCTGCTGTCCTGACCAAAATTTATCAAGAACGATTCCGTTTTACTTGAGCCGGTCATCTCAATCATCGGCGTCCACGCCTCGCTGAAATCTAGGCCGGTGAAAGATGCGTTAGTGCCAGCCGCAGGGTCACCAGATGTGCCTGTGATGTCACCAGTACCATCTCCCGAATAAAAATTCGTGCCGTCGCCAATCCACATTTCGCCATCGTCGGCATCTAGGGCTATCTGAATAATGTTTGTGACCGTTGGTCCGGTTGATGTGACGGCAGTCGAGCCGGTGCTGTCCTTCGCATAAAAGGTCACCGATGCAGATGACTGAGTTTGAAACGAAGCAAATCCCACACCTTCAGTTGGGTCGGTGTGCAGCATGTACCTAAAGCCACTTCGTGAAATTCCAAAGCCGACAAATTGACCAGTGCCGGGCAGGGTTAATTCCCAATACCATTTTCCGCTTGTGATGTGAAAGGTTGAGCCAAGACGGCTACGACCTGATTGACCAGTGCTAGATGTCAGTGATGCTTCTAGGTTGCCTTCTTGCAGCGTTGGCGTGGTGTTAAACAGCAACGGATTGAAGGTCGAAAAATTATTGGTCGGGCTGTCGGGCATCTGGTCGGTGCTTGCCAAATTGGTGCTGGTGAAATCGTGACCGTTTCCGCTGGTATCGTCGCCCAGCGCGCTGCTGTCCTGAAATGCCAGCTTGAAGCCGTTGGTGCCATAGCTGCCGGTGTAATCTTTTGGTATCCAGATGCCGTTCTTTGTTTCGCCAAAGTTGGTCGGCGCAAGCGATGAACCATCGACGTTGATAAATTCGGCAAAGTAACCGTCGAAATAGTTTGTGTCCCAACCGGCGCGACCGATGCGGACCTGATCGTTCAGGTTCCAGTTTAGGTCGGCATCTTCGCTTGGGTATGTGTTGCTGTTGAAGGTCAGCAGATCACCGTTGACATATAGCCGCACACGGTCAGAATCTGTGGCTTGAGTCGTATCAACCCGCAAAACGAAATGATACCATGCGCTGACATCACGTAGTACAGCACCGCCCTCCATTTTGATCTGCGTTGAACCGCCGCTCTTTGCTTCAATCTGAAATGTGCCGCTGGCATTTATATCCATGTGAAAACGATTGCTTGTGTCATCACCACCCGCAAACAGATATTCGGCAGTGTCATCCCGGCAACGCTTGAACCAAAAGCTGATCGTAAATGTGCGGCGGTTCCCGGTGCCGGAAAAGGTCTTTTCCAGATAGGCCCCGTCTGCTGCGTTGAATCGCAATGATTGACTTATGTCAAACGGATAAAACCCCGTGCTTGCGCTGTTGCCGCCAATTCCAAAAAGACTACTCATGGTTTTTTCTCATTGTTTTAATCACGGTTTACTACGCCCAGTCTTCCGTTGGCGCGTCAGGCCAAGTCGGATTGGCAGGGTCACTTTTACGTATAGTGCGAATGGCAGACCTATATGTGGCAAAAGCTGTCTTACACGAGTTTGTTAAACCGCTGTCTGCGAGTTGGGTCCAGTCGCTCTGGTCAAGGATAGCTTGCGCCGTGCGCGTCACAAGTAATGACCCACCCGGATCGGTTTGCGTAATGTTTCTGTAGTTTGCCATTTTTACCCCAGTAACTTAAACGACGCGCCATTGAACGCGCCTGTCCCAGATTGAATGTAAATTGTGCCGGTTTCGAGTTGCACAAACATATAGTCGCCAGCATCCATTTGTCGGATTGCCGTGACTGCCCCCGTGTTGAAACTACTGTTGGCAAAGCCTGAACCAATATCCGTGTCCGAAGAACCGTCGTTGTGGTAAACTGAAAAGTTAAAAGAGCTAGTGGAGCTGATAATCGCGACAGTGATTTCGTAGACACCATCAACTGGGGCGGTAAAACGCCCCGTGCTTGCGCTGTAACAACCGGAATTGTAATTTTCTAAGTCCCACTTTATAGCAACCCCCGTCGTCGTATACGGGTTTGCGCTATCCTGACTATTTCCTGTAGTCAGTTGTACGCTTGCGGCTTGGACGGAACTTTGACGAAGATAGCCGGTGATATCTACACCAGACGTGACAGTTTCTAGCTTCTTTGAGTTGTCGTAGTAAAGTTCGACTGCGCCGTCAGACAAAAAGCGCCCCAGATTTTCTCCGGCGCTGTTTCTCAAGATGAGATTACTAGCGTCAATGAAAAGTCCGCCACTGCCACTTTCTTGAATGAAGCTGTTGCCAGAAGATGATTGATGCCAAATCTTCAGGTCTGTGCCGTCGCCAATGCGTAGCTCCGCATTGTCGGCAAACTCTAGCGCGTCGTCGGACTTGTCGAAGACGATGTTGTAGTTGTCGCCCGTGAAGGTTACGTCGCCGGTGAAGCTGCCGCCAGCTAGGGGCATAGCTGCTATGTCAGACAGAACTTCAGAGGCAGAACGGCCTTCGATGGCCGTGCCATCCACCCGCAAAAAGTCGTTGTCGGCCACGCCGCTAGTGAACACAGGAACATTAGTGTTGCTGATGCCTGTTGCTGCAACAGCCGCCGTTCCTAAGCCAATGTCTGACCTGACTTCTGACGCGCTTCGGCTTTCAAGACCGTTTGCAGTAAATCGTGCAAACTCATCATCTGCTACGGATGCACTATCAATCTTAACCGCGTTGGTATTGCTGATGCCGAAAGTAAGGCTGGCCTGTCCGCCGATGTCAGACAGCACCTCGCTAGTTGATCGGCTTTCAAGACCGCTTGCCGTAAACCTAGCGTATTCATCATCAGCAACAGAACTGCTGTCGATCTTGACTGCATTGGTGTTCGATATACCAAAAGTCAGACTGGCCTGTGCGCCAATGTCTGACAGAACCTCTGACGTTGCCCGACTCTCTAGGCCATTAGCTGTGAATCGCGCATATTCATCATCAGCAACAGATGTGCTGTCTATTTTTACAGCATTTGTGTTTGATATGCCGAACGTCAAGCTGGCCTGACCACCAATATCTGACAGAACTTCAGCAGCAGAACGACCTTCGATGGCTGTGCCGTCAACACGAAGAAAGTCGTCATCCGCTACACCGGATGTGAACTTCGGGATGTTTGTGTTAGATATGCCGGTGTCCAGCACCGCCGCCGTGCCAAGGCCAAGGCTGGTTCTGGCTGTCGCGCCGGACTCTGCTACAAAGTTGCTGCCATCACCTACAATAAAGTTACCGTTTGTAACAGCAAGGCCAGCCACATCCTGTAGCTGCTGGTCCAGTCTAGCGTTGGCTACGGTGCCGCTGGCAAGGTTACTAGCGTTCAACGCGGTGAGTGCGCTGCCGTTGGCTGCTATGATATTTCCACTTGCATCAAGGAACACAGCCTTCTCTGCTGGCTGGGTGCAGAAGATTGTCTTGGTGCCGGAACTCCAGCTAACCGCACTGTCGCTGTTGCTTGACTGAAGAATCGTTGTACGAGCTAGAGTAGTACCACTAGATGTGTATGTGCCAATACCAACCTCAAAGTCGGTGCCATCCGTGCAGGCATAATACGTCGTGTTGCTGTTCCCAACTGACGAG